CTCTTCTGCAGTGAATGCGGAAGCAAACAGAGGAAAAGCAGCAGGACTATACATAGATAGAAAAATAATAAAAACAGGAAAACTAGAGGACATGTCAGAACAAGAGCTAGAAGCAAAAATGAAACAGCTTTTAACCGACTACGGGCAGATAATAGATGTAACTCCATCTACAACTTCTGAATCTTCTTTACCCAAGCCCGAGGAATCATCGTCCGATCCCCAAAAGTAATTTCATTATCGTCTTTATCATAACTTGCAAAAAGTTTTATAGATTTATCGTCTTTAGAATATAACCAACCTTCATTCACAGGTCGTGCTAGTTTCATCTTATCAAACTCTTTGTCGGTAGCCCAGCCAGAGTCACTGACACAATCAATCCACTCCACTCTGACTCTCGGATAAGGTATATCGGGAGCCCCATCAGTTGCAATTCTTTTTCGTCTTTTCCTAGGCATAGTTTGTTATAATACAACTCTGCGAAGGTATACAATGAATTTTGTATCCAAGGACAAAAAAGTTTTTATTTTTCAATTTTACCCTCGCAACCCTCGCAAGTCAGTAAATATGCGGTTTCTAGCCTTCGCGCAACCCTCGCGCAGCCCTCGCAAAACACCCTCGTACCCTCGCAAATTTTAATTTTCGGATACATTTTTGAATTTTCGGATAGATTTTTGCTTGACATACCCTCGCGCTGCGAGGGTTCAAACCCTGTTTGCGAAGGGTAAAACAAGTTTGCGAGCCTACAAAATATTTTTATCTGCCACATTTTTGTCATAATGTAGCTCCATTACTGCCATCTTATCTTCTGCAGAAGATATCTTAGCTAGCAACTTATCGACTTCACCTGTGATATCTGGGTGCTCAGGTATAATAAGTTCTTGTTGACTGAAACATTCAATCTTATACTTTGCATCTTCTATTTCAGCTTCGTATTTCTTCTTTAGAACCATTCTAAGTTTATTGTTCATCGTCGTCCTCCATTTCTCTCATTTCTATATAGCCGTCCTCGTCTTCGTACATTACCCATTGAGTCTCACCATCGTAGTAATACCCATGTATTCTGCCTTTACGCTCCATTGAAAAAATCCTCCGGGTTCATTGGTTTTACTTTCTCTTTTTCATCAAAGATTAGGTCATGATACATGTCTAATCTTTTCAAAAACTTATGTTTGTATTGCCTTAATTCTGCCCCACTTACGACAAATTCTTGATAATATAGGTCAGGCGTGCATACCATGATAACTCCCTTGTTTGAAGTCAACAATAGTTTCACGACCATTGTGTAGACAGACAAGGTCTGTCGAGCCTGCGTATAGACCCGGATAATATAACGTAACTTCGGAACCATACCACTCTTCCACAGGTGTAAGACCCACATCAATAACTTTTTCGGCCATGGCTTTCGCCTCCTGTCCGAGTGCTGTAAGATCATCGTAACCAACTCCTGTGATATGGTGCTCCAAGAATTTGTGCATAGCTGTCCCCCGATTACTAGATAAGTTTTTGATTCGTCCTGCTTCTGCTTCACCGACTTTGGCCTTCCAATCTTTTATGAATTGTTGATCTTTGGTCTTGCCCAATATAGTAGTTACGCTAGGAAGTCTAGCACCATTTACATCATAGAGCCGTGATCCGTGTTCCTCGATCCGTGAGGCATCGACATAGGTGTATTTATCACTATGCTTGATCGCTCGACCAATGTTATGATATTCTTTTATATCTTCGTCACTCATCATTCTAAGTCGTCAAACCTTCTTTTAGATCTATGAATATCTTTATAAACCTTTCTTAATATCAAAAAAGCTACACCAGCCCCAATCGATAGAGCAATGACTCCAACAAATAACATACCTAACGCTTGGCCCGGTGTCATAGTTTCTTTTTCAACTCCTCTAAATATTTAAAGTTCTCTTCGTTTCTAATCAATGTTTCGTGTTGTTTCCGTTGTTGCTCTTTAATAATATTAGCTTGTTTGTTCCAAGCCCAAGTATTAATTTTACCAGACCAACCCATTACCCATAAATAAAATTTTAACATCATTCTAAACTCATCGCCTCCCTATACTCCTGTAAACTAACAACTTTTCCATTCATCACTTTACCACTATCAGCATAGTGTTCAAGTATCTGGTTGATCTTTGGTAGTTTAGTATGTGACCAAGGCCAGATTAACAAACAGACAAAGTATGCATCTCTAAATGTACATCGCCATTTGTATTGTTTTAAATAAGGTGTCCCATCTTTACGCAAACCTTTACGTGGTTTGTGGTTAAAGGTTCCGCATCCTAATACTTCATGCACCCATTCTATAACAGATCTATCAGTCATAGTTATTTCCATACTGATACGCCATGCATTGGCATATCGATAACCTGGTTGACCTTTGTGTTTCTTTTTCTTCTCTTTGACTTTCTTGTAGTAGATACTACCTTCACCATCAAAGAGTCCTGCGATGTATGCTCTATCTGTTTCTGGAATCATCAAACGCCCGCTTTCCGTGCACGTACTAGCGGGTCGCCAAAGGCTCGAATACTCAGGG